TAATTGTCAAATCCAACAGCCAAGAACGCGGCTTCTAGTCCAAAATAACCACCTCTTATGCAATAATCAGTAATGCTATTAGGCGCATACCCTAAACTGTAATCCCGACCGCCGTATCTAGGTTGATTTACTATACTATCAAAAAACACCACAGCAAATCCGCCAGTAGGTAAATTACCTACATTATATCTTGAATATTCAAAACTAACAATAATATCCCTCCATGTGTCCAAAGGCTGGTCATTCCATATTACAATATTTTTATCATCAAAAGGAGTGTTCATATTATCCTATAGTTATGGCCGAAACCGACCGGTTGTCCGTCATTGATACCAAAGCATCTGACGGTGATACTGTTATCCCTGTGCCTCCGTAGTACGGTGCACCTTCGGGCGTAAGAATTAAACTACCATCTATTATGGCCAATTGATCACCAGTTATCATTTGAACTGTGGTTGTATTAATTAATATGCCAGGTCCTTGAGTGTATCTGTATATCACACCATCACCCACAAACGCTATAACTTTGCAAGTATCAGTGTTGTTAAACTCGGACAATCTAACCAGTGATCCGCCACCAAATGTTGCTGAACACGCATAAGACGTATTGCTGCAATTAATACCTCCGAGTACGCCTTGAGGCGAGCTATATACACCAAGGTTACATGTAGCATCAAAATTAACAAATAAATCGTAATATCTTGCCACAGATAGCTCAACAATTACAGTAACATCTTCATTTATTGTAATATCACAATAATCTATAGCAAAATTAGGCTCACAGAATTGGCTGGAAACTCCAAGCACTTCATTACCATAATAGCCAGATGCCCTAATAGTTAGGGATGTACCGCTAAGAATGTTATACACAGAAATACTGCCCGGAGAACCATTTTCATAATTAATTAAACTGTTTTGATCTGAATAGATTCTGCCAGCACCATTGCCTGACACAAGTAATGTTAGTGTATAGTATCCTATATCAAAATAACCAGACACGCTCACATCGTTTGTTATAATAAACGAGCAAGGATTTGTGGCGGCTGTTTTCCCGCCTTGAGGTACAACTATGGCAGTATTTTCGGCGCTATCTTCACAGGGTGATCCGATCCATTTTACTAGCCTGTATCCCCTATCTGGCACTGCAGTTAGCGATACAAATGAACCACCTGCAGACAATACGCGTGTGCCTGTGAACGTTGCATAACATGTGGATGGGCAGTTAATAGGCCCTGTTTTATTTCCAATTCCACCGCTACCATTAGATATAATGTAGCCTATTTCTCCCACAGACCAAATGGAAGATGAAACGGGAATAGCTGCAGTATAAACTTGATAATCAAAGTATCTCTCAAAACCAGGTTCAATTAACTGAGTCCCGCCGCCCACTCTAAATGTACAGAGATAATCTGGCTGCCACCAAGGTGGTTCAAACCCTGCACAAGGGCCACGTCTCCACTTTCTCCACTCCCACCCTGAGACTGGTACCTGAACTGACAAGGTTAATATAGTACTGGCACGGTAGTTTCCACCTATTTCTACAGCAGGTCCCACCACATCTAGACTGTAATCAGTGGCAACTACTCTGCTAGCGGGTGTTGTAATTAATACAGTTCCAATTTCTGCTCTGTTAAATACTGCGGTTATACTTGCGCTAGATGTGACTGTAAAAATACAATCACTTGCACCAAAATCACCACAAATTGTCCCTTCCCATCTGTCAAACACGCTAAAATAAGAGGCACTGGCTATTAAAGCAAGTTCAGTGCCAAAACCAATGGGTACCTCGCAAATTTCTCCACAATCGATGCAATACGGGTCAGAAAAAACAACACCATTGCCTGGTCCTGTTTTTATAATTTGTATTGTTCTGTAAAGAGCGTCTTCGGTCTCGCAAATTATGCCAGTAAACGTTGGAATATCTGTTGTAATGTTAAACGCTAGAATGCTTGGATCGGGGTATACCGGTCTGCTTACCACGGCACTAACTGTACCTCTAAAATTTTGAAACTCAATATCTACTAACGTATCAAAATTATTAAAGAAATAAACAGGACTATTTACATCATACGAAGATAATGAAGCTGATGTTGCACTTAAGGTAACAATGGCCGTTGTACTGTTGGTAAAGCTTTCTATTAAAAGAGTTTGACTGTTGAGCACATTACCTATTTTTAAGACAAAGTTAGAAGAAGGAGGTACAAATCTTTGCGGATATGGTACACCCCGGGCAATATCGCTTTCGCTAAGCCTACCTGCAGTCAAGCTAGGGGTCAGGTCTAAAGCAACATAAATTGAGGTGTCGCCTATGGAAACAGGTTGAGTAAGGTGACCAGCGTTAACCGTGTATGATATATCTACACCAGATGTCTCAAAGCTAAAACTACTAAACAATTCAAATGTTGTAGCCAGTAGTTTTTCATCGTATTGATCTAGAATTATGGCATTTGGAGAAGCTGCGTTCCATACTAAGTCATTACCAATGTTTCTTATTTTGTAATAGTTACACCCTATGAATATCCCTACCTCGTTATAAGATTCCCAATCAAATTGTATAATATATTTGCCAATGTCATTTATTTGAATAGGTTTTACACCATCACAGTAAAGATAAGTTGTACCAGTTTTGTTTTGTTGACCTACTTCAAAAGTTAAACTTTGAGGTAAATGAACCCCTGCGACACCAGAGGATGATGCTGCATACTTTACGAAAAATGGCAGGTAAGGGTTACCATAGTTATTATCATAACTGAAATAGTAAGGCTTAAATAACTCAGGCTCATAAGAATCATAATACGGGTCATTTTTTTGTATTTGTTCGTTGACGAACAGGGGAATACTATTAAGATTTTTCCCAAGATATGTCAAATTGAATAAATTAGTTTTTTCTAGTCTACTAAAACTAACACCTTCAATTTTAAACATGTCAATTTGAGGCGGGTCATTAAAATTAGCGCTTAGTGAATACGTTTTACCTAAATCTGAAGACGGGTTTGGATATACCTGGGTTAGCTTAATATCTGCAAGCTTTGTTTTAAATATTTTAGGATAAAGACGTCGATAGTTAGAACCAGATAAAACTGAATCTAGCGTTAGGAAGCACAAATACAAAGCTTGTTCTGATTCAGAATACCATTCACCGGCAAATTTTTCTAATTTTTTATCAAACGTCCATCTCTTTATAAAGGTGCCAGGGTTGCTATTAATAACAACAGCATCAGTTTTAAAGTCAAAAGTTACAGTATCAATTACTACATAATTATCTGTTTCTGCTATAAATGTATCGAAATATACGCCAAAATAATATAAAGAGCTATTTAGTTCCTGTTTTACATATGAAGGGTATTTAAAAAATACTGCACTAAGGGCTGCACTGGCCGGAGACACTAAACCAGTTACATTATTTCTAAAATAAAGTATGCCAGGTGTAGTGTACTTTTTATCAAAAATGCTCTTTTGTACAACATTAGGTGTTGCTGCTAAGAGGGATTCACTATTGTCTAGCATACTACCATCGTAAGCTACTGATGACATAGACTTAAATGCGTTGGTTTTCTTTAAAAGGCCATATTCATTACCATACACATCGCTTCCCCAATAAGTGGGCGTCATATCATTCACTAGCAAAGAGGATTGTCTACTGTCTAATGGGTAAAAATCAACCTGATCAATGCCTGGCCACACCTTACTATCAGACCATATTTCCTGTTTTAGACCTTCCCAGAACTGAATATTATCATATGTTTTGCAAAGCCCAGTAACATCTACTTGCAAATCTTGCTCACGGCTCTCATACCCGTAATATAGTGAGTTGTAACTGTTGGACAACACATCACCAAAAGCAAATTGATCGCTACGGGGTCTTTTATTCCAAGAAACATCAACAATGTATGTTATTGGAGCATCAGGGCTTCCACCAGCAACATAGGGATCGGCAAACGCATACACAGTATTAGGGGTAAGTGCAGCTCTATCAACTTGAAAATATTTTGAAGGTGTATTGTGTATTAGAAGACCTTGATGTTGAGGCAGAAAAAACCCGCCTAATTGATACTGTGTATACAGTGTGTCTAAACTAGGCACAGTAGCGGTTGATGGGTAGTGTCTATTGAGTAAGTTTAATGTTGCTGCGCCAGAGAGTGGCTTAACTGAAAACAAAAGACCAGAAACAAAATTAGTTATTGTTGAACCAGTACTTAGATAATAAAAATTATTTCCAAGATATTTCGGCGCAAGATATTTTGAAAGTTTAATTTTTAAATCATCTGTGCCACCGCTTAAGTATGTAATAAAATCTCTACTTTTTAAATATTGATATTCTGTACCAGATAATACAGGATTAACAATAAAATTATTAGTGCCCAAAGACTGAAGAAAGAACGGATACTGGTTAATAGCATCAACAACTGCTTGTTTGAAGTTCAAATATAAATTGGAAGAAACTATGTTAATATTAGCAGAACTTAAGGTAGCTCTAAGAGAGGATGTAGGGGCAAACGCTGTATTATTGGGTACATTAAAATATGCATCCTCTAAATCATATAGCTCTTCTACATAAACGCTGAAATCACGAGCTAGTGCTGAGAGTGGGGGAAATACACAGGGAATTGCAGTAGGGACTATAAGATCTATCTGCGCAGAATCAAAAACTAACTTTTTAATAAGTTTTTCTAGCCCTTTGTTGGTGCCTCTTAGTGAATGTTGTATGTGTGCGGTTTTGGGCTCTTCTCTGGATACACTGTAAAAAATACATACCTGTTTTAATTTTTCTAAGAAAAATGGAAGCACAATATCTAAATCTGATGGATCACTTAAATTACAGTTGCTTATAAATCTTTTTTCTTCTTCTGTACTAAAATTAATTACTAGTTCGCGTAAGACTTGAACATATGCATCTCTTACAGTGGCTGCAGATTGCTGCTTAGAAACTTTCTTTTTTCTACCCCACTCAATAATATATGTTCTGTACTGTTTAAATAGCTCTTCAACATTAACAGAGGAAAATTGTTTTTGACTAAGCCAAGTCAAAAATGTTACTGGTGAATAAACATCTAGAGCATCAAGCTTATCGGCCAAGATGCTGTTTTGAAAAGAATAGGATTCTAGCATCATAATTTTAACCCATTATACATAGCGCGAGATAGAACAGTTTCCATACCACCTGCAAAACCTATCCAGTCACTATAGCTGCTCTCCGTTGGCGTAATGGTTGTCAACGGGTTTTTAAAGTCTATTATGCCCCCGACCATGTTTTTTGAATGTCCTTGTTTAAATTTATAAAACTTATAGTAAGGTGCTATGTCCATACCTGTCTGACTATTTGTACCGGTTACTAACCCCCATCCCCAGTCATAATTAATGCCACTCAAAGGGTAAGGTTGACCCGCAATAACAGGTACCCCGTTTGTTTCTGGTACTACGGTATTATATACAATTTCATATTTTTCACTGAAAAGCTCATAGATAACAATAGGTTCACCTACTGTAAATTTACCAATATCAATCGGAATTTCATCTCCTAAATTATTATTGTCTTTACTACCGCTAGGCTCAAAACTATAGGTATTAATATTAGGTGATCCAAACAGCTTACTTTGTTTGATCGATAAAAGATCTACAGCTCTCTTCAAACCAGGTGGATATTCAGAGACAAAATCAGCTATCTCTAAACCTGTTTGGGAAAAAATATTTTTTAATGCATCAACATTGCACGTATCTACATCAGAAATATTGCCTACAAAATTAGCAATTTTTTCATATACTGTTTTTCCTAATGTCTCAGGCGAGCTATCAACGTTTCCAACAATTTGACCTACAAAGTCATCTAATAATGCTTTTTTATCAAACAACCCCTCTTGAAGAATGTAGCTTTTCAAAGTACTAGTTTGATCAAAATCTTCATTTATTTTATTAATTACTGGAGATTTTTGCAATATTTGAAATAGATTGCTATTGCCTCGTACAATGCGTGGCAGTGGGTCTGATTTAACTACATACTTGTTAAACCATCGTATACCCGTCCAGTCACCAAACACCCCGTAAAAGGCTCTAGAACCATCAGGCGTAGTCAAATATATTTCTGGTAAATCAGAATAGTATAAACCAGATAGCGAAACCGTCGCGGGGGTTGTATCTATTGTAGACGGGTAGAAATACATTCTAGCGTTGTAATTGTGTATAACCCATACAAAACCGTCAGTGTCGCATGCAATCCCGCCAATCGGTTGATAATATTCTGTACTGTTATATTGACTACCCAGCTCAATTGTAGTTGTAGCACCAGCAGGGGTTATACGAGTTAACTCAGAAAATCCTGTATTGAGCCATAAATTTTGCTGCAAATCAATAGTTATATTTCCAATATTTTTTAACCCAATTATAGGAAACCCAGGCTGTAAAGTCAAATTATTATCCCATTTGTATACCATATCTTGAACATTAAACGGGTTAGTTGCGTGCCCACTGTTCAACGTCTTTGCTACAGCCCATACGCTATTAGTTCTATCTACTAATATTTCTTGAATGGACAACAACGGATTAACAGGAATAGCGGTTAAGACTCTTCCTGTAGAACTATATTTAAAAATAAAACCGCTTACAGGGTGGCTGTACCCTACAAAAATATTATCATTTAAATCCGTGTCAACACAAGTAGGCAGTAAGGAGTTCTCCCCAGTATATCCGCTTAAAAAAGTTTTTAAAGAATAATACAGAGGCGAGTTAATGTATTCAACGTTTCTTTCGGTAGGTACTGCGCAGGCTGTAACAGTTAATGTGCTGTAATCTATCTTTATGCACGATACAGCATCAAAAAGAGACACCCACACATTTCCTTTGCTGTCTGTAGCAATATTTGAAGGGCTTGCACTATTCAGTGTACCTTTAAAATTTTCAACACGTGGAGACTCAAACTGCCTGTATACAGGTACATTATCCAGAGATATGCTATTTAAAATATTTCCGCTTGATGAATAGAAAAATATAGTATCAGTGTCTGCATCTGCTATTATAACTCTATCTTGTCCTTTTCCATGAGTACCAAGTGGTGCATATGTAATTATTAGATTAGCATTGGCTGGGGTATTGTACGTGGCATATTCACCTCTATACTTAAAGCTTATTTCTTCACCTTCACAATTGCTAAATATAGGTCGTTTGGTAAAGCGCTTCACACTGCCAATACCTGGCTGGCCAGCATATCCATAAGGTATACCAAGGCTTATGGGCGGCTCATCAACTATGAGAGCTGAGGCACATAACACCGCTACTTTACACTCCACAGGAACAGAAACAGTACCACAAAAGTAACTACCATGCTTGTTGAATACAGGTACAGAGGGGTTGCGCTTAAAAACGGCTTGTGATACTAATGTTGAGCTAACAGGTGATACTGGTGTAAAAGGATCTAAATCATTAAGCTGGTAAACACCTAGGCTTATAGTATTGAGTTGTGTTGGGTCTGTACCATCAGTAATAAAACCAGAAATAGGGGGGTAACATTTTGTAGTAAAGTAATCAGAATCTTTAAACGTACAGCAAAAAGAAATCTCAGAATCGGTCCACTTTATAGGGTATATGTTGAAAGAGTGCAGTTGTTGACCGCTTAATGAGCCCAGCGTTTGTTGCGTACCTTCTGCTGTAATTCCATTACTGGTTATTTCTATTTCTGTTGCTGGATTAAAAATAGATCGCAAATATTGCACTTTCCATCTAGGATAATTTTGATATCCATAGACCGGAAATTGTAATGATGGGTAATAGTCGTTAAAAATAGTTTCTTTATCATTAAAATAAGAAGTATCAGGGTGAGCAAAAATAAAAATTAAACCAGTAGATTGTGTTCTGCCAGGTGTTTGATCAATATAACTTGTAAAATGGTTGTCTAACGTAGTGCCTGTTGTACCGGCAAAATAAGTACCAGGCAGAGGAGAGGAGTAAAATGTTAACTCTTGATCCCACCGGCCATCCCGCTTAGAAGGCCTAGCATATACACTAACCGCATTTGTAGTGGTCGAATCAACTAATTTAGATTCTGCAATCCCGTCTTTATTTACAACTGTATCAACAAACCCAAAATATTTGCGTAAATGAGCATATTTGTCTTTGTAGTAGTCCGCCACAGAAAGAAAATCACTACTACTACCTGATGCGTACAAGTTTATAGTATAGTTATTTTCTTTTAAAAATCTGTCGTTTTGCCAACTATTGTATCTGTGTATTCTTAGTGGCTCGCTCTTTTTACCCGCAGGTAACAAGTATACGCCAGAGTTTTTAGTTGGTTTAAAAGGTTCAAAAACGATCAAATCTGGCAATACATTTATGGCTGTAAGTGAAACAGGAACTTGATAAGCAGTAGTGGAGTCTAACGAGGACGTTACTAAATGTGGTATTCCGTTTCTATCGTACAATGTTGCTGTAACATTGTATATGCCTGGGTATTTGTAGTAATACTGTGCGCTTGGACCAGTCATTACAGTACCATCACCTAAATCCCAAATTATCTGAAATTGGCTGTAGTTAATTTGTTGCTGTGTATCAAACCAAACGGGTTTTAAATAAAAAGGTGTACCTGGTAATGTGTAGCTACTGTATACATTAATTGAAGCATCATCATCAATAACGGTGCATCTTATTAGTACCGCACTAAGAGGTAACATGGATTAATATTCCCTTAAACTTGCGCCTTGGGCGTCCGGTGTTATTACTTCAATATTGTTTGTTATATTATTACTGTTGTACAGGTAGGGTATTTTAAAATATGGCAGCTTAACGGTTTGGTTAATTATTTGAATATCCTCACCTGGGTCGCTGTAAACTGGATTAAACATTAGGAGTACAATTCCACTTCTTTGAATTGTAACACCATTGGATGTGCGCGTTGTAGCTATAGAAGTCGCGCCTGGTATTTTCAAAATTTGTGCTGATATTTCATCTAAATCAATTACCTGTCCTAGCGTGACATTTTCAACATTAAAATAATTTTGAATAACTTTTGCTGCTAAATTTTTAATTTCATTTTCAGATAGAACGCTATTCGGCGCCCGGCCGATAATTAATTTGGTTTCATTTATTATTTCTGGTGTTAAAAGTAGGTTGTTAATCTCTTCATTACTGGCTATGCCTAGCCCCGTTGCAATATATACTGGATCCATCATAACTATTTCAGCGGTGGTGAGTTTAATATTTTGCAGTTCATTAATAATCTTGTCTTTCAACCCTGTACTAGCATAATTGTTACGAATATTACCATTAGGAGAAAGCTGCAACTTTGGTACAATGTATACGTAAACGTTATTAAAATCACAGCTATCCGCAAAAGTAATTTGGTTAAACAATACTCTACTATCGCTATTTGGTGATTTTAATCCAAGATTGTACAGATACCTCACGTGTTCTGCTAAGTATTCCCAGTTGTTTACTGTTTTAGCATCTAAGATTAAATTGCTATAATTATTTTTTAAATAGGTATCAAAATCAGACGTTGTAACAAGTCTGAATTGTGTTTTAAATGTATTAGCTGCATTCGATCGTATGCTGTTGACGTCTTCTAAATCAGAAAAGAAAGTACTAGCCGCGGGATTAATAAATTCTAATGTACCTGCCTGCGAGGCTGTTACATACGTTAATTGCTCTTTTACATCATTAAAAATTTGGGTAAAGGTAGGTGCATTATATAAAAATAGCTTGTTACCGTTTAAAACATTGCTACCGATCTCCCCTGCTACACTATCACTTTTAAGATAAAAAACAGATACTATATTACCTGGTTGAAGTTGTTTACCGTTTACATTATTACCAAATTTTAAAGAATATCTCTGGTTTTCGTTCAAACGACACTCAAAGACTTTGCTATTAGCCTCTTCCAAATACAAGGTATTAGTTCTTTTCCATTCGGTGTATTTTCCTGTTTCATCCAATACATACACATGAACATTTGAATGATCTATAATTTCTACACCGCCGTTTTCTCCTGTTACAGCTAATGAAAACTCTTCAAACGGAGAGCCGTTTGCGACATACGGGGAATAAGGTACAAAAGAGCCTTGATATAGCAACGTTGAATTATTAAACTGAGTCAATATTTCTTCATTATCGGTTGTTTTTATAAACGTTGCATCTTTTGCGAAGGAATAGTTTACCCCATTAATTGTAAAATATGAATACCTAGGTATGGTATACACACCGGTTGGTAAAGTACCTGGCGCAGTGGCTTCAAAAGACAAAACACTTGTCTGATAACCAACAGGGTTGTAATTAAGAATTTTTACTATGCGGTTCATATTTTCGTAAATTTGAGCTTGAGAAAAACTACTCTCACTAGCAGATTTGTTCAAATAGAACAGCAAGACATTATAGCTGTACGCAATAACGTCAAGTAAGCTGTTAAAATTACTTCCCTCGTAAATTTGATCTGTAAAAACACCGCCTTCAGTTAGCCGTTGTATCATTAGTGATTTTAAATTTGCAGCATCAAACGCCGCATATGCATTTAACGGCAAACTAAACGGATTGTTTGTAACGTTGTTTGCCATAATTAATCAAAATAATACCCAGACTCGCTGAGTACTCCCTTCAGGCTTAAGTTTTGAACATTTAAACTAGGCACATCAAGTGTCATGAATATACTATATTGATTATTATCATAGTCAGTTTCAACATTTATGTTACGTATTTGTACTCTTGGCTCAAATTTTTTTACACCTGTGAATATGGATTCACCTATAATTCTGGCCTGCGTAACAGATATTGGCACAAACAAATATTGTGTCAGATTTAACCCAAAGATAGGATTAAGAATTTTTTGTCCAGGCATAGTTGTGAACAAGTTAAAAAGACTATTTTTTATTGCGCCTATATCTTGTGAAACCTGCAAATCTTTAATTTCGCGTTTTTTTTGTAACTGTGTATTTTGAGTATAATTAGTTTTTAAATCCAATAACAAGTCTTTGTATAGAGCACCAGATGCTGGTAAGCTTATAGTATTCAACACAATAGCAGCCATGAAATTATTTATAACAAGATAATTGTTCTAAAATAAGATGTGAGAACATAAGTATTAATATGAACAAATTCGTCAAATTGTACGAGTCGGCTATTTCTCGATATACCCGTGGTGGCTTTTTAACAGGTGATTTGGTAAAATTTGTAGATGGTGCAACAAGAGATGAATTTTTCAAAGATCAAGCGCCAAACTATGTTGATAAGCTTAAACAGTTCATCGACAGTGGTTTAAATATTAGAGTGAGTGCTGTAAAGCCGGTTAGACCTTCTACACAACCTGGCAATGTTCAAAATGAAGCTAGTAGCTTCTTAGTAGATCTAACATTGGAGTTAGCACCCGGGCTATACAAGGATTTTATTACAGTACCAGCACATGTTATTCAACCTCATGATACATATCCCAACCTAGCACCAGTACCTGACAGCTTAAAACGCACAGGTAATGTTAATATAGGACCTAAAGAAGTTGAATTACCCACTCAGCAAGAACAAATGATGTCGCCTCAGCGTCAAACAAACACTACAGACAGAGGGAACAACAAAGATACAGAAACAGAAAATAAACTTAACAATACTAATGTAACTATTCCAAGTTCTCCAGCAGTAGGGGAAAAAAGCCCCGCGGTAGAAAAAGGCACAGCCAGGTATTTGCCTAGCCGTTAATTTCTGATAAACTAAGCATTAAACAGTAGAAATTAATCTCTTGATCAAGCACAAATGCTGATCTGTACAAAAACTCACCTATAGCAGCCAACCACATCTTTTTTTGACTGTCTGTTAAAGAATAATTACCACTATAAACACAATCAAATAGCCCTTTCATTAGTAAGGGGTAATCACCATTAAAGGTAGTTTCATTTTCTATTATTAATTTTCTTGCATGGAGAACTTTTTTACTTACAATATGTTGAATTACTTTTTCTATAAAATCATCTTTTACACTCAAACTAGGAATCAATAAAGATCCTGTGCAACTGTACTTTTGCATTTCATTGATACATTTTCTAATATCTGGAAAGTATTTTCTGACTAAACTTACTAGCTTTGTTTTTTCTTCTTCAGCAATTCCTATGCCTTCTATTTTAAGAATAGAGTAACACCTTTTTAGAACGTCTTGTAGCTTTGGGTCTATGTCTATGGATTGGCATCTACTTTGCAACGGTGTTATAACTCTATGCTTGTAGTTACATGTTAAAATAAATCTGCAATGGGATGTGTACTCCTCTAAAACATTTCTTAATGATCTCTGTGCTTCGATAGAAGCCATGCCGTCCACCTCGTCAAGCAATACAATCTTCTTTTTACCGTTAAAGCTTTTTGTTCTACTAAACCCTGTAATAACATTTCTAACAGCATCTATACCTACCTCTGAACAATTTTGATATATATTTTCAGCGTCTAGAAGTTTTATTAATACTTTTGAGGTGGTTGTCTTGCCTATTCCAGCATGTCCACAAAACAGTAGATTGGGCACTTCTTCATCCTTGACAAACGATTGGAGGATTTTTCTAGTATCATCTGATACAACTATATCTTCTAATGTTTGAGGTCTGTACTTTTCTGTCCAAACTTTATTTACATCCATTTTATTTACCGCTGCTTCCAAACCCCTTTTCGCCTCTGTCTGTAGCTTGGACACTACCCCAGCCAACCTGCATGTGAATATTGTAATGTACTACCAACTGGGCAATTCTATCACCTTTCTCTACATTGTAAAACTTATCACTGTGATTGTATAGTAATACTCCTAGGTCGCCTCGGTAATTTTGGTCTATTACACCAGGGTGTGCAAGAATACCGTTTTTAAAGCTTAGCCCAGATCTAGACTCAACACTAATCCAATACCCAGGTTCTAGAAATGCAAGCTTAAGGCCTACTGGTACAACAGCTCTATTTTTAGGTGGAATGGCTGTAGCCTCTATTGCAACTAAATCCCAGCCTGAGTCAGACTCAAAATTTTTCTTGGGCAACTGCGCGTCTGGATGTGTTTTCTCAAATCGTATTTGTGGCATAAATGAGGGTAGCGTTTCCATACCATAATATAACACATTGCTTAGTAATATCAATAGATAAATAATGTATGGCAGAAAAAGAATTTAGCGTAAATGATCTTATTGAGCAACTACAAATTTCAACTAAAGAAAATAAAAATCTAGCAAAACAAGATTTTAACTTGTCAAAAGAAAAATTAGAAGATTTTGTATTAAACAGTACAGGCAAGCTGGTTACACAAGGATTAGAAATAGTAGAAGGTGTGAAAGAGTATGTCATGAATAACCCAGAAAGCAGAGAGGTAGAAGCTTTGTCTGAAGCATTAAAAGCGGTAGCTAGCGCGTTGACAGTAATAAAAGACATTCATATTGCTCAAGTTAGAAAAGAAAGCGCAAAAGACCTAAAAATTATGGAGATAGAATCGAGAAAGAACCTAAAAGATGCAGACAATCAAGCAAAATTTTTGATGAGTAGAGATGAAATTTTTAAAAAAATAATGGAAGAAGCTAAGGTAATTGAAACCGAAGCTATAACTGTTACACACCTAGCACTTTCAGGGTCGTAAGCTTGCTCTCTACATCTTGGACTTGATTTTGAAGCAGGTCTTGATTTACTGGCGTGCCTTCAACATCGACAGTAATGTTATAGTTAGGCACATACTGAACATTATTAGTGCCAGATCTAGAATTATAATTGCAATAATATTGAATAATATTATTTAGCTCCTTAAAAGTACTTTGTATTTTTTGATTAATAGTAGGTATGGCACTCTTCATTCGCTGAAAATGCTGCGTATCGGGTATTAAATTGTCACCATGTGCTTTTGTACTGGAAGATACTTTAGATTGAATGTTACTTAAGTTTTTTCTAAAAACTAGATTAGTTTTTTTACTCATTTCACCATGAAGCAAAGTAACTGCGGGGTGTAGTTTATTAGACAAAGAAGAGCCATATCTTAATGGGGAGGCCATCTGTGACCCTTCAACATCACTAACAAGCTGCATGCTGTCATCAAAATAATTTTCTATTCTCGCGAGGGATCCTATACTATCGCTAAAAGGCTTGTAGAACGTTCCTTCTCCTATTTCTATTCTAACTTCATTTTGCACGGCTTGTAGGCTGGTATTAAAGGTATTAATCCATTGGGCTGCGAACTGTGGTTGCATCCCTTTCATTTTGCTGTCTAAACTAGAAAAAAATTTAGCCTGGGACGTTATTGGGTCATTTGAAACTTTAGTAAGATTATATTCTATGCCTGTCTCCAATTCGTTTGAATAATTTTGAATGGCTCCAAGATAGTTAGAAGCGCTTTGGTAAAAATCCTTTTTGTAAAAAAGATTTACACGTGTTAATTGAGGATCTGTAGTAGTGGTAAAATTCATATGGCTTTATTGGATAAACCGCTTGATTCCGCATTATAAGGTTTAGTACATACCATGTAATTAAAGTACTGATCGTTTTTAAATACATGATCAACTTTTACGACCAGGTAAGTACCCATAATTTTATTATCAAAACTAGAATCATTCTGAAAATTTTGTCGTTTTAGAGTAATAAACTTACCGGCTTGCCTGGCTGTATTGCCGCGACTCCTAAATGCTACTGTGGTGTTATTAAAAATGCTATTTAAAATTATTTTATTACTACCAGAATTAATACGAGCGTTTTGATCAGGATTTGGATTAAAGGAATGTATAATAGATTGATTGCTGGACCTATCCTGTGATAGAGTGATATTACCCGCGGGTGATTTACCAGATATGCCTCTTTGGGTTTGAACTATATTTTTGTTAAACCCTTTTAGAGTCGACTCTACATTATTTTTTTCCATATCAACAGAAAAAACACCAGTTGCTGGATCATAATTATGAACCGCATGAGTTACAATGCCAAAATTACTAACATCTGCTTGCATGCCTGCTGTTTCAAAATTTTCTGCATAAGAATAATCCGGCAGATTATTTGTATTCACAGATAATTGTGGGTTTCGCTGAGGACCTGTCGTCACAGGACCGTCGCCCGCATTAGGCTTAACAATAATAAAGTTTTCAGTTAAATTTGGCCCACCTAAATCTCCTAAAGATTGATTGCCTTTGTAATATGAAGTTTGAAATAACGCGGTAACAGGTATTAAATTCCAAGCATTATTTCTATCTTTTCTCAATAATGCTGGGGGGTTACTCGGGTCGCTATCACTAACATGGTAGTCCAGCAAATAATATAAATCATTAATTGCTCTATTATTTGCAGGGCTACTGTAAAAAATTTTGCTTTTACCTTTATCCCAACTTGAATTAAAAGAAATTTTTTGCTGTTCGTCTTCCAGGGCAAGCTTTAATAGTTCTTTAATAGCGGTACCAGTATCAATACTTCTTTCAGTGTTGCCTATAAGTCGTTTATTACTTTGATTACCTTGTTGAGAAGATGATTGATCTTTTGAAGCTATTTTTGTTGTTGAGAAGTAGATATTTTTTGAGTTTAATATTTGATAGGACTGATCATGAAAATAAAGCTTTTTTAATTTTATATCTTTGTTTTGATCAGATAAAATATCTTCAGTGTCGTATACAGAAAAAATACCGTTTAAAGTAAAGGTATTATCTAATCCAGCAGTTCTGGATTTACTAATAGGATCTCCGTCTTCTATATCCACCGATGGCTTAATATTAATACATATTAAATCTCTACCATCGCCTCTAAATCGGTAAGGTTGGAAAGCCTTTTCAGGCATACCTCTAACATCTGTAGAAATACTCTCGGCGCTTTCTAGCGCATCCATATTATTATTAAAAATAATATAACCATTCTGATAAAAAGATGCTAAATCATCTGTAATTCCCATCTCGACAATGCTTCCAAATTTAATACCGACATTGTCGCCATCACTATTAATTAATTGAACATTAAAATCATAGTTATTATCGCCTATATGTGCTTTTTCAGACTGATTACTAAACGACAGATTATTTACAACTTCATTCATAACGATAGTTTAAATTGTATATCGTTTAATATTGATGGTACGAATTCTGGCTTGATTATTTTAAGCTGTGTTCCTGGTGCTGGATATTTCACAGGATTATTAATGCCGTTTGCTAGAGCTATTAACCACCACAAGTCTATAGTTCTGTATTCATTGTAGCTGATGGCTGTCCATGGCATGATTCTATTAATTGTTATTGTATAGTAGCTGTTAGGCTGTAAATTATCAGACAGGTAAACACTGTTAACCAAATTGTAATACAAAAAGTTACCATCTTCATAACCTTCTGTACTGTACACTCTAAAGATGTTTTCGTAACTTATTTCAGGGTTTTCACCTAATATAGCCACATCTTTTCTAAAAGGTCCAACCGCGCTTAAACTTCTCATTGAAACAATCTCCCAACTTGATTGCCTATAAATTGAGCTCCAGATTGCTTAGTTGAATCTGAGCTGTTTAATTGTGTTGTTAAATTTACTTGGTTGTACGACCTAGCCATCTCTCTTGCGGCTATGGTCAAGAAATCATTATTGTCCGTTACGGTTATTAAGTTTTGTCTATCTCTTAATACAGAGTATAAGAAGTTTTGAGTTTCAGTTACCAGTGTTCTCAATGTTATGTCCACAACATAAGCATCAGGTACAATAGTATTAATTGTTGTTGTGCCACCCCCAAGAGGAACCGGAATATTCATTCTTCTACGTGCACCGGCAAAACTAATTCTCATCTCTGATATGTATGCGTAAGGATAATATCGTACGCCTGGAATAGTAATTTCGTAAATCACCGCCGGGTCAATCAAATCACGGCTACGTCTATTTGGTCTATTCTGGTATGTTAATAAAAATAATAACTGCCAGTTTCTAGAAACATCGGTAAAATTGGACCAACCAGTATTAATTAATGGAAAAGTGAATCTAAGAGTCTCGCCTTCATGGGCAAAATTAAAGAACTTAGGCTTTTCAATGTAAATACCAGGCGCGTCAAAATTTGCCATACCAGAAATATAACTGGCCATTCCTCTAATACCGCCTGCTAAAGCATTTAAATTTAATGGATCTATATTAGTAAAGACCTCATCTTGATCACCAAACATATTATTAATGGTATTTTGTTCGTTGCTAAAATAAGGAAAATTATATAAAAACTTTGTATCTTCAGTTATGTACAGGCCCTCGTATGGGCTCAAAACTGAGCTACCAAGACTATCTATGTTAAATTGTTGAGGTAAATTTTTACCTAGTGTACCTAAATTATTTACCAAGTAGTTTAACCCCGATGTTAAAGAATTAGGCTCTACATTATAGCCTAGTGAAAACCCAGCTATGCCTGCTGCCGTGGAAATTACTCCATTGGCAGCGCTACCCACAGACTGTAATGCTGCAGCGGCGCCAGGGTTTCTTGTAAATAATGAAGCTAAAGCACCAGCTACATTTTGAACACCTGTACCTAGCAGTTGACCGGCTTTAAATGCACCTACACCTGCTACAGCGCCTAGAACAGCATTTTGAACGCCTGGAGGCAAATTAGACAAACCACCTAATGCCCCTGCAGCTACATTGCCAAGAGCTAAAGAGTAATATATACCTTGAGCTATCATTGCATTTGTTTTTAATCTTTTTTCTTTTAAAAATAATGCTGGTACTTCTTGCCTTCCATTTTTAGGGGTTGTTGTCCATTGAAACTCATTAATTACATCGACCAGTTGATACCCCGGGCTATCTGAAGCAAGATAATTTGCACCTGGACCTGCAACTGGTCCTACTGGTATAATTCTAGGCGCACCCTGTAACTGAGGGAATGGTTCAGAGAAATTTTTAAAAGTGTATAAGTTCATGTAATGCTGTTGCCTCCTGGGAATACTGTGTTACTAGTAAATGATTTAGTAGTTAATCCTAGATTTTGTCTGTAATTGGATATGATACTAGATGAATCAATTCTGTTATTCTTGCCCTGGCTAGGGCGCGCAGACGGTTCACTCGATTGCTGCTGCAACGAGGGTAGCATCTTTAATATTTCACCAACACTGTTATTAAGGGAATCTATTGATGCGATTAATTTAGATTGATTTTGTGTTAATATAGCAGTTATTTTCTCAATTCCCCTATTTAAACCTACCAGGCTTTCATCCGCTAAATTTAACCCCATTTCAGGTTTTTTGGCTTCAGGCTCCGCAATAACAGACGGTATTTCTGCAGGCGGTGGGGTGGTTGTTGCTGTGAACTCAGGCACCGGGGATGGTAGAGGTGCTGCAATTTCGGGAATATTAACAGGCGGTTGTACAGGTTCAAAAGATGATTCAGGAACAGGCGCTGGAGGAGTCGCTGCAACAGGCGGAATATTAACTTCTGGTACAACAGGCGCGGGCATACTTGTCGGTGTCTCTTCAACGTTAACATTAACTACAGGCGCAGACTGTGGAGGTAAAGTAACTGGGATTTGAGGTGCCTCTTGTTTAACTGCGGGGGTTACAGGTTCTTTATTTACTGGTACTGTTTTTTCAATCACAGTAGGCTGCGATTGAGATTCACTAGGCTCACTTACAATACTTTTTTCTATTTCTTTTACTGTGTTGACAACAGGTATGGTTTTTTCTATTATTTGAGGCGGCTGCGCGGGTGATTCTATAATTTGGGGCTCGCTTAAATTATTTTTTTCAATAACTTTTTCTACTTTTTCTACAGTAGTAGGCATTACAGAATAGGTATTATTCTCAACGTTTGTAATACTTGATTCTAACTCTTTAACTTCTTTTGCAGGCTCAGGGTCAACTTCAAAAGCTGGTTCAGATTTTTCAGGCAATTCCTGTACAATCTGAGTAACTGTTGCAGGAGGCGGCGCGGGTAAAGCTGTGGTATTGGTCTCTGGGATACTGGCAGTAGGCTCGATTGCTGGTTCTTCAGTAAATAAATCCTCTTCTTTACTTACATTAATTGGTTGAATAGGTTTAGCTTCTTCAGCCGCTGGTGTTTGATTAGTTTTTTGTTGTTGCTTAAGAAGTGTATTTTGTTCCGATAGCTTTTTATCTGTCTCTTGCGATGCCCTATAATTGTCAGTTATAAATCTTTCAAGTTGCGTATTAATAGCTTGTGCAGATTTATCGGCAGCTCTTAACCTAAAAGCCAATTCATCAATAGTCCTCAAATCGGTATTGGTAAATTCCGGGGTTTTATCATCGGCCATATGTTATATTTATAAAGGAATATAATTAACGACCGCTTGTATTTTGTTTGGCTTTCTTATCGTTTTCTTCGGCAACATATTGATTAATAAAGATTTCACATTCTGAAAATGTTAGTTTATCTATATCGCTGTAGGACAATCCAATATGTTTAAGCAGCTTGTATTTTTTACTAAAGATAGATTTGCAAAACGGTAGATATATCGACCTTAAGAAAAAGAATAATGTTTTATCATATAATTTTAAAGGTACACTTTGTAGTTTTATATTTTCTTCTTTTTTTAACAGAAAAAAATTTTTAAATTGAAGATCTTGAGCTACCAGAAAATTGTTTAAAACTTTTGTATAAACCGGAATGTCCTTGAAGATATTATTAAAATTTTCTGCAGATACATCTACTGTTTTGCCTTCTATTTCTATACTCTTTAACATAGTACTAATTACATTATCACAATACAGCTGTTTTGGCATTTCTAAGTTAAATTTTATTCCTTCAATCTCAGTAGTTAAATTATAAGGTAGCTTTAATTCAGAAAACTCAGTTAGTAACCCAAAAAGGTCTACCTCCACATTGCATGGAGCCTGAGATGTTGTTGTAGTTTGAATGTACACTAAGGAAGATACATTAACTGCTCTTAGAAACGTTAATACAAACCACTTATCAAAAATTGTAAGTTTGGAAAAAATGTTTTTATTTTCTAAATTTTCTAAAATAATTTCATTGAAACTGTCATTTGTGCCGCTATGATCTTCATTTAAAATATACTTGGAAAGCACTGACAGCTGCTCCATGCGCAATTCTTGTATACTACAAAAATCTTGTAAACTTGGTATCCAACACCTCAAAGCAAATCTCATACATTAATTACTATTTTTTTTAAAAGAAACCAGCCACGTTCTGTGGATAATTGTTGCTATTTTGCAAAGGTGAAATCACTGGCGAATAGCTGCCATTAACCGCATTACTAACAGTCTGAATAATATTAGCCAACGGAAAGTACATACTATTTTGTACAGTGTAATTAGTATAGGTAAAATCTACTTGATACGATGTAGCTTGATTAGGTTCACCGCTGTAGTCTAATTGAATGGGAGTAACTAATGTCGGAACAACATTGTAATAAGTGAATACCTTTCTGGGTATTTGACTAACATTTTGATAGCTTCTCGTATAACACAAAATAGTTATGTTGGATTTCATATTAAAAAAATCTTTGCTACCGGGCTGGTCACCAGGTCTTGCAACATACCCGTAATGACTTGCAAGAATAGCCCAGGGTCGAAATACAAAATCTACTATACTAGTGTTAGTTTCAAGAAAACTTAATCTTAAAGGGGTATTAGAATACCCAGCCCTATCTGTTGAAATTATACCAGGAATGAACCCTCTGTTATTTTCTATAGGCATATCAACCGCACCATAAGATTCACCGGGTATTTGAGCTCCCTGTGCAAATACACAACCAATAACTTTTTGAAAAGGGTAGCTAGCTAGCAGAGTTTTTGCCTGGCTTATATCAAATCCTTTTTTGCCAGCATCTGTTCGTTCGAGACCTTGAATAATATCTGTTCTTAATGCATAAGGAAAACTATCAATAACAGCAATCCATTGTGTTTGTAGCGGTATAGAAGTAAGCCAGCTTTGTAATTGAAGTAAAAAATAGTCCCGGGTACTTATTAACGGTACACCTGGTATATTAAACCCGAGTAGCTCAGTAATTTGAGGTTGACTTAACGGGTTAGTTCCCCGTCCAACGCCTACAACATTACTTGTAAGGCCTTGAAAAGCGTCAACCAGAGGATTAGCTAGACCTGCCATCTAGTTATTTATAAGTTTAGTTTATTATGAGGCGAGCTGTTTTCTTGTAAAGTAATGGTAAGCCATACCCACCGGGAAGCTTACAATATCGCCGCGGCCTTCACCCATCTTATACTCAATTTCACCAACGTTACGAATGCTCACGCCCACTAATTGATATTGAGCTACTCTGTTCATCTGTGCATCTAATTGAACTAAGTCGATTGTGCTCGACTGACTGGGTGTAAAATAATTGCCTGTGCTATTTGCATCGTTAAATGTATCACGAGACCAATCTTCAAATTTTTGACGGAGATTGTTTCTGGCGTCGTTGTAAAATTCTAATGTGTAGTTTTCACTGCTTGGATAGGTAACAATACCAGGAATATTAAACTGTAATCCCATATATTTTGCGGCAACATTTTCTATGGCTCTTGCAGGTAATTTAGCAGCTTTTGCATACACAAGATCGTTCTCGTCGAACGTTACTGTTGTGCCTGCGGGTGTAATACTTAGTACGCGAAATTGAATATCGCGTTGAAAATCACGCGCAGCTGCTACTCTATAAAAGTCGGATATTAATTGTTTTACGTCGGCCATGGTATGTTATTTATTCTCCATAGTTTTTTACGCTACCAATTCTTGGAAATTTTGACTTGTACGGGTAGCATAGAAACTTACCAATATAAACTCTGCTGCACGTACAGGCTTGATATAGATATCAACTTTCATTTCATTGTTATCTATAACGTCAGGTGTATTGTTACGCTCATCACAAATAATCAGATAATCATATAATCCTTCAGTATTCTTAGCGTTGTCGAATATAGGTGTGAGTACATTCACGACTTGGGTGCGCGTAAACAATGTATTAGGCTCAAATATAAAGTATTTAACAGTGTTTCTAGTGGCTATCTCGAGCTTTAGGAAGAGTCTACGAACATTAACTCTATCAAAAGCGCTGGGCTTCTTTAATAAGGTTTTTTGCCCGAAGATTACAAACCCTTCAACCGGGAAGAACGCTACAGGATTGAGACTTATCTTGTAAAGCTGGTCCCTTTGCTTTTGTTTGGGATAGATTGCTAGATCGTTAACACCAACTAATACCCCTCGCGAGAAGCCCGCTGGTGCAAACCATGGTTGGAAGTTTGCATCAGTGTTGCCCATAGATGCAGCTGCAAATCCTGAGAATGGTACCCATGTTTGACGATTAGTAACAGTATCAAGAACTTGAGCACAATTGGCATATGCAGTAGCATAGCTAGTATTAATTAAGCTAAATTGATGCCGTAGAGGCCAGTAGATGTGTTGGCTGAAATTAGTATTTGTATATCCCGGAGCATATGGATCAGGGTTATTACCGGCGTTAGGGCTCCATAGCTTCTTAGTGTTAATAACCTTGCTATTTTCGCCTTGTACAAAAATGTTTCTTAGAGGGTCTAAGATTACTAAGAAATCTTTTCGTTGATTTTGCGCTTGATCAACAAATATACTTGCTACTGCAGTATAATTCGCGCGTATTCTCAATGCATCACTATCTAGTAGCTCAGAATTAGTTGTAAAGAACCCGCTCAATGTATTGATAGGAGTTGACTCAACGAATGGACCGCATGCAGAAACAGGCTTGTTTAGAGCGTTTGCTTCTTCCGCAGCATTAACAAATATAGTACCTAAGCCTGCTTCGCAAGCAATATCAATAGGATATAAATCAGGATTTTCTACTAACTCAAAAGCTCTCTCTAGCTTCTTAGGCAGATCGCCAATATTTTTATTAGACGTAACAGTATTGGTGTAAATGCCAACCGGGTATAGCTGTGAAGTTTCACCAATCTGACTAACAAGCGTTGCAACAAACGCAGAAGCTGCACCTACACGTGTTACATAGGAAACATGTGTATCAACAAAACCAGGCACATTAAAAGGTTTTGCAAGATTATTCGAAAGCATTCTTGCTTTCTTGGAAGGTACACCATCATTACCAAGCCATGTATCAGAATATTGATTGCTGATAAATGGATTTACCATGATGCGCAAGTTAGGAGATGTACTATTAACATTGCCGCCTAAGAAGAAGCTTATGGCAGGACCACCTTGATTAGAGGCAACCTGACGATGATAGTCAAGGGAACCAGCATACGTTTCAACAACACTGTAGTCAAGAGCGATTACATCAGGAGAGAATACACTCTGACGCAGCTTGAATACTCCTAAGGAAAGGGTATCATTGTATGTAGCGTTTCCTAAATCATAGTTGCTAACGTTTTCCATTACTTCACTGACGCTAGCGCCGTCACCAAACTTGCTTGCGCTAAGTGTGAAGTTTAGTCTTGTTCTTGGTACGTCAATGTAATTTACAATTGAAGTAGCGGTACTACCAATAGCGTTAACACCGAGCACACCATCAAAATTTGTTGCAGGGTTATTGTTGTTGTTGTCTGTTAGACCAATATAATAACCTTCAAACTTATTATTAACTGTGGTTTGTGCTCTGTTAAGAACAATAATACCAGCATCACCTAATATGCTGTAAGAGAATGTTCTATTGGCAATTGAAGACCCAGTTAAAGTGGGGTTGTTACTCCATTCAATATTATTGTTTAGTAATTCTTGATATTGTTCCAAATCTAATTCCAAATGTGTTGGGCTTCCAAAGAAATAAGAATGAGAGCCAGAAAGTGAATAAGCAAAAGAAGAGCTCAGCTTATTAGTATCAGTTGATACACCAATAACAGGATACACGAGCGCACTATATCTCCATGCATCAAACCCTTCACCCTTGGCTTCACCATATGGTAAACGTGTTACTTTTAGCTGAACTGGGGACTGTAGTGCTGCTTTAACTGTGTGATAAAAATATCTTTCCGCAGCATTTGTTGGCGTACCATATATTTGTTCGAAATCACTAATGCTTGTAGGTTCTAAAATTTCATCTACAGGGCCTTGATTTGAAAACCCAGCAACAAATACACATGTACCTTGATTTACAACAGGTCTAAGGGTAAGATCAACCTCTCTAATCTCAACTCCGGGACTTTGAATAGTTCTTGCCATTTTATTTGGAACCTCCAGCAGGGATTTTGTAACTCATATCGTTTATATTTATATCCGTCCCGACCAACTTTTAGCAAAAAAATTTCTTTTTTATAATAGAGTCATCTTTAGTTGATGATATGCAAATTGAAAACTACATTCCATCTCACCAGCATCTCTATCATTATAATTTATGCCCTCTAGTGATATAGGAAATGCTCTAATATAGTCAAATCGCACTGTTCGGTTGTTGTATTCGTCTAAACCAAACACACTTATGTTGGTCATATACTGATCTGCAAACGAATCTGCCACGGGTTTATTAGGGTCGAATGTACTGTCTGTAATATTATTAAAAATTTCTAACCATTTAAATATTACCCAGTAGTTATTAAACTGATTATCTACAGTGAAGTCTATCTTCAAATGTGGGTAAGAAGGTCTAACATAGGATGTTACTTTCATAGTTTGCCCGCTGTAAGGTACCATGACAGGGGGAATTTCTATAGGCGGTGCAATTGCACCAAATATACTAAACTGTAATGCTTCAAAGTTTACTGATGTGTTGCGTCTCTGAATATCTCTTACTTGATCCTTTAAAATATTGGGTATAGTCAAAACACAAATAAATTTGTCTTTACGCTGTTTATTAAAAGGGCTTTGAAAAATTGGCTGTTTATTAACTGGTGTTGACATATGTTATTTATTCAAAAGGAAATTTCCAACCTTGCGATTTTAGATCAGAAATATCATCTACAGGCTCATCGGTTTCAAAAATAGTGGGCAACGCAGTAGGGGCTTCCCCCACCTTTTCATTGGCATAAAGCCCTAGCGGGTTAACAACACCTCTCAAACCATAATCCAAAGGCTTTATTATGAGAGGTCGCTCACACTCATCTAGTTTTACTATGTCATAATACCTTACACAGATTTCATTTTCTAAAATTAATAATGCCCACACCAAAGCCATGACTCTATCATCCCAGCTGTCTATGCCTGGGCGTGCACCCCATGTATTGTTGGGATATCTTATAAAATTTTTAAACTCATGAAATGTGTAATTATCTCTCAAAGTTACTGCCTTTAATTCATTCATCCAGTACCTCATGTTCATTATACCTCTGTACTTTGTATTGGTGTGAGATAAAATTCCAACTCTTTTAAATTCTGTTTTGTCACCTGCTTTAGCGCCCCACGATACTACATTTTCATAGTTGTGAGTAAACTTGAGCTGCTCTACTACTTGAGCGCCTATGCTATTTCTCTCTATACAAACTGGTGGTCTACCCCACTGATTTAAAATTTCTAGTAGCTTAGAGGTAAATTGAAATGGTATTGTATTTCTTGTATGATATACTGCAACCTGTTCAATATTGGTGAGATCAGTTATATCTAAAATCTGAATAACACTGGCAGCTTCCCCTACACCCTCGCTTATATCAACCCCTACAGTATAGATTCTACCTTCTTTTGGATCTTCAAATACCTTGTATTTGCCCTCATCAAAAACATACTCAGGTTCTCGAATACCCTTTTCTAGCTTACTAGCTAATTGCTCATCAATGGTACTTTCACCACCTTGAATGAATTCATTTCCAAATTCCTGAGCAAATATATCTGTACTTCCAAGAGTATTAATTGTATCTTGTTTCCATTTTTCGTCTCTACCAGGTATTTCCCACCAATCAATTCGTTCTGCTCTCCAGTTATTATACTTTTGCAGTGCTCCTTGATATAGTCTGTAAAAAAGATTATCTGTACCGTTAGGTGTGCTTGCGATAAAAATTTTAGATTTTTTTGAACTTGAAATAATAGGGTATACAGATTCCCAGAATTTTTCCACAATATGATTGTCAATAAATGCTAACTCATCAAGAATTGTTACGTTGACTGATTCACCTCTTCCTGCGTCACTGCTGGTTGTGCTTATGCCTATGCTACTTCCGTTAGTAAGGGTCATGCTTGTTTGACCATACTCTACTACCCCCGGTTTTAAATAATTGGGCAATTGTTCATAAGCAAGTCTAACTCTTTTAAAAATATTTTTTGCAGTTTGTTCTTT